AAAAGATGGATGTGTACCAACTCTCAATTGTTTATGACGGTTTGACTGATACACAGAAAACAGAATTACAACAGTATAGGCAAAATTTATTAGATTTACCACAAAACTATGATACGCCACAAGAAGCGTATGATAATATCCCTGATACCCCGAATTGGTTAAATTAACCAAACTCTTTATTAAGCATATATGGAATGGAGATAACATGGCACTTACAGTAGCAATAGAAACAGGCTTCGGACTTAGTTGTGCTGAGGCCCATGTAGTGATAAGAGAGTTTAGAATGAATAAAGAGGTAGATGACGACGGAAACAAGTCATTCACCGTTACTTATGGAGGACTTATCTATATGGATGAGTCTGCTTATAGTAACGGTAAATCCCCAGTAACGGGCCTAAACTACCAATTTCCATTGGATATTACCGATGGAGCAGACCAAGAGAACCTTCTCAAACAATGCTACTTGAATCTTAAAACCCAAGACGGATTTGGTGAAGCAATAGATGCTTAATCATCCGAATTGGCTTTTATACGAAGAAGCAGTTGATTCTGAAACTTGCGAACGCTGGATAGAGTTAGGCAGACAAGCCCCAACACAAGACGCAAAAACATTTGGTGGTCATGATACACACCGTAAGACAGATATTAGGTGGCTACCTAATGATGGGGTTTATCAAGAAATGCACAATGTTTTCAAAAGGGTAGCACTAGATGCAAACCAATACTTTCAAACAACACTAACGGTATTACCCCCACTACAATTTACAGAGTATGCTGATGTAGGACATAAATATGATATGCACCATGATGTAGATTGGAATAGACAAGATGGTCTTCACAGAAAACTTAGTATTGTCTTACAACTAAGCGACCCCGAAGAATACGAAGGTGGCATATTAACATTTGCTCACACACAAAACCCAGACCCCGATAGTTTGATAAAACGCGGGTCTATTATATGTTTCCTATCTTATTTGGAGCATGGGGTATCTCCTATTACTTCGGGTTCAAGAACAAGCCTTGTAGGGTGGTTTGAAGGCCCACGCTGGCGATGATTTAACTAACGGTAGGGCAACCTACTATTATGAGCGATGATGGAGGGAAAGTCGCTTATTTTTTAGCACTTATAATTTTGTTTGGTATGATTGGACCAACATTTCCAAGAGTTCCTGATGATAATGTCGTTAACCCATTCTCTTGTAGAGATGTCGAGGGAACCGTAGTTGATAAAGAACATACAGATGAAGGCTATATACTATATGTAGAATTAACAATTAACTACCCACAGGGGTATTCTGTTTATGTTTCAAACGCCACTTATAATAATTATGAAATAGGTTATAAATATGAACAGCGGGTTTGCGACCTTATCGAATTTACAGATATGGAAAACACAATTAATGATTTGGTAAATGGTGGTTGGTTGATACCTACCCCTTAAATATGGTTCGTGGTATCAAAGTATATGTCTGCTGATGAAAGGGTGATTCGGAGAGGTAAAATTGTGTACCAACCACCGGAAAAGTCATACACAAACATAAACATTGAAGAAACACCCTACGGCTACAAGATTTACCGGGAAGGCTCCGCCAAACCATTTAGTGTGATACCCTTCTCAGCCGTTAAGCAGATAATCTATGAAAGAGGTGATTAAATGCAGGGAAATAACACAACCGTTGTTGAAGATATATGCAGAAATGCTTTGAATGAAACTGTGGCTTGCGTCAGCGAGTCCTCATCCCTATTGGATGACATCGAGGTAGTTCTCGTAGCAGTTGCGGCCCTATTGGGTATTGCGGCTTGGGCTATGAAGAAGTACAAGGAATTGAGTGCTGATGGTAGCATCACACTTGATGAAGTGATTGATTCTATGGGAGAGGTCAAAGAGAAGGCCGCAGAAGCAAAGGCAGAACTGCGCACTATTGAGGACACATTGGAATCCCGAAATGTTGCTGAGTTGAAGGCTATGTTAAAGGAGAAGGGTCTTGCCGTATCGGGCAAGAAGGCCGACCTAATAGCCCGACTTGAAGCAAGCATGGGTGAAGATGGTGACTGAAAAAGATAGTGTGATAGATTTACGATTAGACAACTTAGAAAATACAGCAAAGCGACATGAGAGACTGATTGAGCAATTGGTTCAGTCGAACATGGACATGAAAACTGGGTTAACCCAAGTTGCTACTGAGTTAGAGATAACCAATGGATTAATTTCTTCGTATATGAGTAATATGCAGAAGATTACTTTTGCCTTAATAGCAATAGTTGCGGGGGCTATGGGCCTCTCTACTCAGATGTGATATTATGAATCAGGCAGAATGGAACGCATGGTGTAGATTAATAGCAGAAAGAGTTGGAAAGATTGAAAAGTCACTCGCTTCGTATCAAAAGATGCAGAAGCGTATGCTTTACACTATTTTAGCAGCATTTACGGCGGTGATTGGATTTGACTTACTATTGTTCTACCTCTGATGTTGGTTCAAGATTAGGTCTTGATAGTGGTCAGCGAACCCGCGCATCCACTAAACTAACAGGTTCTATTCGTCGTGCTACAATAGATATAGACCAAATCTTCCGAGACTACGGTAGAGATGTTCCAAGTAAGAGTATCAAAGATACTACCTTAGACGGTGCAGTAGTTGCCGGTGCTAACACAATTGTATTAACAAGTGGAACAGGGTTTAGTTCTGCTGGTAATGGAAATGTAGATGGTGATTCATTCAAATGGACTGGAAAGTCAACCCATACCCTAACTGGTGTTAGTGGGTTATCCGCAGACCATGCAGATGATGTTCCTGTTCAAGAGGGTGAGTTTGCCCATGTATTGAGAGAGATATGCGCTGACCTAGCCGCATCATATTACCTTGAGGATGAAAGCCTATTTCAGACTTCGGGGCCGGAAGGGTCGTTGCGTGGTGTGACATTGAGAGAACGAGGAGAGATGAACCTAAAAAGGTTGGCTCACTTGGGTAGTGTAGATTAGGTGTTATGATGGTGTATATAGGCTCAGGCAAAATGCCAGCAGGTTTTAAGGGCCGTTCAAGTTATGGTAGAAGGGGCTTCCAAACATATACACCTTATATTTATCCCGGTATGCCCGATATAGGAGCAGTAGAGGCTTTTCGTAATAATGTACAACGAAACCTAAAGGTTGGTGAAGGAAAGTTAAAGAATGAAATAGAAGATGTGGTTTTAGAAAAACAACCTAATTCTGTTCAGCACAATAACAGAACATCGTTAAAATCATCAAACACTACTGGTGCGTTAGAAATGAAGGCTTATTTTGATACCTCCGCTTTCAAATCTCAACTTGATGAAGTAGGAATGGAAATTAAGAAACTAGGTATTAGACATCTAAAGAGACAAACCCAATCAGGACTAGAAGAAACACAAAGAGAAGTTTTTAACATGCGCAGAGCATTCAAAGGAAATTATTATAGTACTGCGCGTGTAAGAGGAGATGTATATGATAAGGTAGCACAGTCTCTCGATTTTAGAATTAAGGAACAAAATGAAACTAAAAACCAATTTATTCAGGCTGTTGGTGGGTCTTATGACACAAGAAATGTTGGACATACCGCCACAGGTGTAGTAGGAAGCAGAGGAGGAAATCTCGCTATAATGACAGAGGAAGGTACTTCACCATTTATACAACAGGAAATGCCTTTGGGTGGTACTAAGAGAATCCAAGATAAATTAAAACACAGGTGATTAAATGGCAGTAGCAACAAAAACCGAGTATTGGAATAGTCGTATGAACGGCACAGACCCATCTAGTTTGACGGGTACTTTCAATGATTCTTGGTCTGGTAGCGGTGGTTCTGCGTCGGGTGGAAACTGGGTAATAACTAACGGTACTTGGAGTATTACTCCTACTACAAGCGCATATACTCTTGTGGCATGTTTAGAATACACCACAGCGCCTGATAATGGGGAGGTTCTTATGCGCTTAGATAATGGTACACACAGGGTCGAGGTTCAATCCACAGGAACAAACACAAGCCTTTCTCTTGTAGGTACTTCTACCGTAACAATAAGTGACCTAGATTTGGCACTAGATGAGGAAAAACCAGTTGCACTTTTTCTTAGACTAACTTTGGCCGCAGATGGGTCAGCAAAACTATACACGCATGAGATAGTTAACGACGATGACGCTAATGCCGTTTTTAGTACTGTCACAGGCTCGTCAGGCTCAGGAAAGTCGGTAAGGTGGGGTAATACCACCGGAAGCGTTAAATGGGCCTCAGTTTATTACTCTAAGTTTGGTGCGTTTGACCCCAAAGAACTACTAATTTCTGATTTCGCACAAGATACTCTCGCTAGAATGGGTATAGGTATAGTGGACCAAATCAAAAATAGTGCCCGTCCTTATCTAAAAACCCAAGTTGATGACTCGTCAGTAGTGTATGGGTATGATATATCTTCACAGATGCTGAATAGAATAGGCACACCAAGCATACATGTCTTGGTAGAACAACTAATTTCACCTGAGTTTGAGTCACTTGGTGGGTCAAAAATCACACAGAATTACGATGTAAAGGTATTTATAAGCGTGCGTGGCACAAACTATGAAAATGCTTATCGTAAAGGACTTAACATTATGGGTGAAGTATTTGATGAACTATATACAAATACTGGTATTCAAGGTACAACCGACAGTATAATTTCATATTCTGCTGACTTAGATACGAAAATGGATGACGACGAAACTATCTGTGTTCATGTTCTTACACTCACATATATGCGCAGAATTGATATGCGACACCGATAATAATGTTTATAGGTCAGACTACTCGTAGATTAGAACACCTAGAGGTGAAACTATGGTAGAGTTTATAAACAGGTATGTATCAATACAAAAGGAAGGTAGTACATACGGCAGCGTGGGCGCTGGCGGAGATGAGGTGTACGGAGAAGTAGATGACGAGTCGTTTGCACACACTTACGATTTACTAACAAGACAGGATATGAGTCGTTCTATCGCTTCAAAGAGCGTGACTGGAACAGAATACTCAGAGGGTGGTATTAATATGGCCGTTCAAGTGGATGATTTCGTAGGTAATGTTCTTGCGGCATTTTTCCCTGTGACCGCTTACGGTTCTTCAACACACACATTCGATGAGCCTTCGACATCTTCTCATTCCTACAATACCTATACAATTCAAGTCGGGAGAGAGCAAAAAGAACACAGTTATACAGGTATGGTAGGCTCTCGTCTTAGCATGAGTGCTAATGTTGGCGAGTATGTAATGATGTCTGCTGACTTCGTAGGACAGGCAGAAGCCGGAACAGGCACACTACAAGATGCAACTTTTGACGGAGATGCACAAGATGCTCTTTACTTTGCTAACGGAACAGTTCTTTTCGATGACGGCTCAGGCTCCGCACCTGCGGCATCGGCAAGCGTTAAATCATTTAGTTTTGAAGTAAATCTAAACCGAGATACAGACAATGCTTATGCTCTTGGAACAAGAACATACAATCGCGCACCACCAGCACAGCGCAGGGAAATTACCGGAACAATCGAGTTTAACACCGTTCTTTACGGCGACCAAACTCTTGATGAGCCGGATTATGATGCACTAATAGCAGCAGATGGTCTATCATACTCAGACGCAGCCGCAGACCCAACTATTACACTATACCTACAAGACGAAGCAGCAAATGACACAACATTCATAAAGGTTCATTTTTACCATGTAAGATTTGAAGCACCAACTGCTTCTGTAAGCGGCCGTGATACAAACACTATGAGTGTTGGTTTTGTAGGTCTTTATGATTCAACCGCAAGTGGTGCGGATAAGGCTATGAAACTTGAAATGAAGGGTGGCGCAGCCGGTACTTCTGCTTACTGAGGCGATTAAATGGATTTAGTCGAGTTAGCAAAATCTCTCGGTAAGGATATACCGGACGAGGCTATGAAAACTATTGCTGGTATGACTACTAAAGCACAAGTTCTTATGTATTGCCGAAGATTCCCTATGGCTACTAAGGCTGCACCTAAGAAGGCAGCACCAAAGCCTGTAAAGGCCGATGAAGAAGAATGAACTCTTTATTAAACCCATAAAGTGTGGGTATTATAGAGCGAGAGTGAAACTATGCCAGTAATGAAGAAAGAAATAGAGTTAGAAGATGGTACTAAAATTTGGGTTAGACAAGCATCCGGTATGGAAAAGTTAAAAATAACTAACATTCAGGGTAAGGCTTTTCGTAAGATGAAACACGCTGGCGACCCTACCGAATGGACTGATGAGCAAAACCAAGAGTTTGCCGATTCCGTAGATGAAATGGGTGGCGGCGTAGAAGCACAAATGGAATCTTGGATTCCGCCATGTATTCTCGATGAAAATATAGATGTTAATTTACTAACCTTTGAGGAACTAAATCTTATACTACAGTTTGTTCGTGGTGATGATGAGGAGGGAGCCGTCCCTTTTCAGAGTTCCTGATGGTCGCACCTAGCCTGTGCATGGCTTTCAAAGGAACATTACCGTCAGATTTATGGCTTAAATACTCCGTTGAGGGCGGACGGCATTTAATGGAACTAGACTTACTTGTGGCGGCAGACATTAATGATAAGATAGCAGAAGCAACTCAAACTGCCGAAAAACGCAATCCTAAAGGAATGGTTGCCCGCCGTGACCAACGGCGAGAGCAACGCAAACTATTATCAAACAATAGTGAAATAGTGGACATATTGAGAGATAGCGGGGTCCCATTTGTTGAGGCCAATAGTGGAGAGAGTTTGAATGATAGAGGTTAGTTTTCTACAATTCACACCCCTAATAGCGATTACCTGCGCTGTTGCTATGGTGGTTCTTCGCGCAGGTGCATCTAGGGTTTTCTTCGACATTGTTGGTACTTATCAAGCCAGCAAAATGATTAAGGAAGCAGATAAAGCAACTACTGTTCTTGAAGCACTTCACCTTGATGCAATTACTGGTATTCAAGAAGCGGCAACAGAACTTTCCGATGTTATGGTCGGTTTGATAGATGAAGTGGTTCCTATATCACGCGAAATAGAAGAAGCGAGAATACAGTTTGATAAGTTCCTAGATGTAGCAGAACAGACCGAAGATACATTCGCAAATATAGCAGATACTGGTTTAGCGTTTGGGTTTGCTGCAAATGAAGCATACGATGCTGCTGCTCGTATGGCTCAGTTGTCTGGTGTTTTAGGCGCAGGTACTACTGGTGTTGGTACTGAACTGGGTATGATTTTCGGTCTAATTAGCGGCATGGAAACAGAAGATGCTATGCAGAGAATGATTAACCTAAATCAACAGACAGGATTTATGACAGAGGGTATAGAAGAAAATGCTAGGGCCGAAACCAAAAGACAAATGATTTATAGAAACTCAATGACCGTTCTTGACCAACTCAACACTATTGAGAACAGGTCGGCTGCTACAATGCAGCAGATTACTTTCGTTATGAACCAGTTTGCTTCACAAGCAGAACTTACAGGCGAAAGTATTGCGGCTATGGCTGCTATGTCGGCTACATTGATTGAGGCTGGTGAGGAGCAAGGTAAGGGTGGTCGTGCGCTTAAGATGATATATGCTAGGCTTGGTGCTAATACAGCAGGTGCGGCAGATGCAGTAAGAGACTTAGGAATACAATTAGAAAACGCAGACGGGACTATGAAACCGTTTAGCGATATACTAGATGAGTTGGCTGAACAATATCAACACATGACAGGGGTAGAAAGACAGGCTCTAGCACAAAGTATAGCAGGTAATAGACACTATACTCGTCTTATTAAACTATTAGAAAATGTAGATAGAGTAAGGGAACTTGAAAGAGAAGGCTTAGAAGCCATGTTCCCTGCTATGGATGAAGCAAATAGAAGAAGGGAAACAGAATTATTTGCTTTAGAGCAATCAGAAGCCAGACTTAAAAATTATCGGGCTGCTCTTGGTGATGAGATGCTACCTGTACTCAAAGAAGTGACCGATATACAAAGTATCTTTACAGATACAATGGTACAATTATTTGATAAGGTTCCGATGTTTATGAGAGGAGTGACTGGTTTAGCATTAGGTTTTAAGTCCTTTGTTGGTCCAGTATTGACAACGATAATTTCTTTACAGAATATGAGAATAGCGATGGACACACACAAAGCAATTCAAGCATCACTTACAGATGTAGTTCTTTCTGGTGAACACGCATATAAAAATCAAATGGGACAAGTAGTTAAGAATACAACCTATATGAAATTATACAATGCCGCTTTGCGTGATGTTCGTGCTATCAAAAAAACAATAATGACGGAAGAACGGACAAGGCTTGCTGGAATACACGCAAATGTAGCAAGAGAAGAAAAGATTCTTCAAAATCAACTTAAACAACTACCAGCGATGGAAGCACTCAGACAAAAGTATGAAGAAACAGCAAAGGAGAAAATTGATTTCAGCACCGTCACTAAGCAGTATATAGAAGATTTAGAACTAGAAAGTGAAAAAACCAGAGAAATGCTGCATTATTATAGAATACTAGAACAAAGACTAGAGCGTATTGCCTATCACAAAACTAAAATGTTCATGGACGATGCAGCCAAAGAAGCAGAAGAACTAGAAAGGCTACACGGCCAAACACAGATGTACAATAATCTTTCTTATTCTCTTGCTGCTGTTGGAAGCGCATATATGCTTTTTGCCAGAGGCGAAAAAGCACAAAGAACGGGTATGATACTAAATACTATGGCTATGGGCGCTCAATTAGTTAAAATGGGGATGAAACAAAAGGCTAACCTTTGGGAGTACGCGCAGAAAACAGCGAATACACTAGCAGAAGCACACGCAACTGCGGCTACTATTGCAAATACTGGTGCTACTGCTGTAAATACAAAACAAACAGAACTGAATGCTATGGCTAAATTACAATTGTGGATATATACTCAACTGGTCACTAGAGGATTACATACTAGTGCTGCTGCACTTCTTGCTGTGGCTGTACCATTAGCGTTAATTGCTGGTGGTGCTTATTGGTTAGCGAGGGGTTTTGCTAAATCAACAGCCGCTGTTGATGACTTTAATGTTAGTATTGCTGACTTCAATGAAGCAGCACAACTCTCGGCAGACCTTACCTTACCAGAACTAACTAAAGCATACGGCGACCAACTTGACATACTAGAGGAGTTAGATGGGGCAACTGGTTCACTAGCACAAACACAGATAGATGCCGCAACAAAAAGTAGAGACACCTACAAACAAGCAATTGAGATGGAATTAGCGGGGCAATCAGACCTTGTAGAGATTTTCAAAGAAAGAGAAAGACTAGAAGGTAAGGTATTGCAATTAAGACAGGCGGGTCCGGGCGCGAAAATCGGGGAGGCTTGGGGGGCGGCGACAGCCGAATTAGAAGCCTATACAGAAGAAAACCAACAAGTATTCGACTTCTTTGAGGAAAACAGTCTTGACACAATACAAGAAATAGAAAACTTTGCTACAAGAACTGCCACATCTGTATCAAATACTTTGAGAGATACAATGAGAGAAAGCACAAGTGTTATGGAGCAAGGTAAAGAAGAATTATTTGAGTTCAATAATGCGCGTGAAGAATTATTCTACGGTTTTTCTTCCGATAGACTTACTGGAGATTTGGTAAGACAGGTACATCAACAAGGAGTAGAAACACTTATTGCTTCTACTGAGGTAATTATGACCAATAACTTTAATGGTATGACTGTACCCGAAGTAGCCGAGCAAATTATGGATGAATTAGAAAGTCAAGGACGGCTACGAGGATTTAATCTTAGTACAGTTTAGGTGAGTATATGGTAAGAAGTGTGACCAAAAAATATCAAGTATGGCTGGCTGGCTACTACGATGATTTTAACGGGGCTAGGGCTATACCCGATGACCGCAATCAACCTACCGATTCTTCTTATTCTGTTCTCAAAAGTCATTTTGGAAACCCGATGAACGGGGAGGCATTTATCAATCCTCGTTTTAGATTTTCGGTAGAAGAAAGAACCCAAGACTCAGCGAAGAAGGTGGCTAGTACTAGCAACCAATATCTTCAAAACGACGGTATTTTTGAGTGGCTTACATGGGATGATATTAGATTGTCCTACGATGATTGGGAAGGTAGGGTACAACTACAATATCCTGACGGCCATGTAGCCAACAGATACAAGTTCGACAACGATGCTACCTATGGTACTGATTTTTACCAGCGATTTATCAATGGACACAACAGCGATGCTTCGTATATTGTACCAACTGGTGATAATGATGCTACACACGGGCATAGTGATATGCAAAGATACGATATTACTAACTATGGTGCAGCCACAGCAGGTAAGCATTCAACTACAGGCAACTTCGTTCAACGCGCACACCTTACTGGAGTATGGATGGGAGAAAAATTAGATTATGATTGGACCAGTTATGAGCCAGATGCTCTATACCAAGAAATATATTCGCCTTCAAAACAACCATTTCTTTGCATACAGACAGTACGAAAAACAGATACGGATTCAGCCTCAACACCAAGTATAATCTATGATGGGCATTTGAACTCTCGTACCGATGGGGATATTTTTACTGCAAGAGTAGCATTACAAAGCGGCTTAACTGCTGGGGCTTGGGCTGATGTTGGTATTAGATTTGAGGTGGGCTTTCCCATAGCAGAGGCGGGCATTTGTAATGATGATGGTTATTCAGGAACACCAGCAATAGATTTCACATTAGACCTTGATGCTATTAGTTATGATACACAAGCACTTTTGGGCGGTGGTAGTTATGACACTCCACAAGTCACTATAGATAACGCTTGGCTCGATGTTGATTTTGTAATAGACTATACAAATAACAAGTTCAAGGCATACTATAACGGAACAGAAATTACTTCTACTAACTCTACAGCCGGGTCTTATAGTAGTGGCTACACTATGTCCGGTGGCTCTGCAACCACAGCCTCTAATTTATATGGTTATCAATTTAGTGTCACAAACGAAGGTAGTAGTGCGACAGCAGGTTATGTTTCATATTTGATGATTGATAGAGTAGGTCTTGTAAGATATATTACTGATGATTTTACCGTAAGTAATGACGCAAAAATAACTAAAATGTCGGTACTGCAAAGTGTAAATGGTTTATCAAGTTGTAATATCAAAATTGCTGATGACCCGAAACTTACATCGGGCACAAGAGGCGGGGTATCTACTGATTATATTCTTAATCTGAAAAACTTATTTGTAGCATCTTCCCCTCTTGATTGGTCGTTATTGATATTCGCAGACAAAACAAATAGAATTGATAGACCCGTTTGGAGAGGAGAAATAGATTCGTTTTCTATAAACCAAAATGAGCGTTCAAGGATTCTAACCGTAGGTGCGGTAGATTCATTTTCGGCTTTAGACAGACAGATGCCTTTATGGGATGTAGGTCAAAAGGGCGAAAATACCTCAGAAGATACTACGGATTATTGGTCGTATGATGCTCAAGGTTTCCGTGACGCCATGTATATGGGAGGAGGAAAACTAAAACTTCTTGGCAACGATGTAGGATTTGACATAGATAGTTCGCACCTTGAGAGTTCTACACAGAGAACCCAATTAGGTTCCGGCCATCCTATACAGATGTATAATAATGAAGATACCGTTTTTGGTCCTAATGATATAGAGGATGATTATGAGTCTTTTGGTATTGTTGGTTTTACAGAAGAAAGTGGTAGTACTGATTATACTATTGCCATAGCAGATGCGGGCACGCATAATATCACAACCAGTACTAGCGTAAATGTAGTATCGGGTAGGCATAACGCCACAGGAATAACACCTCAGAATGTAAGTGGTTCAGAAATTAGATTTAACGCTGCTGATTTAGCATACAATCCTGAATCCTCTAAAATTGTATATATTGGTAAATACCAATCTTATGCCAGTTATACTCATGACTATTTTGACGACTCAAATTATTTTTTGAGAAATTTATGGAATCAGATATTATCATCACATCCTAGTACTAATGATGCTACTAATTCTTACATGAATGTTTATTTCAGTACCGACCCAAGCCTTAATGTCGGAGACTTTTTCTATATCAACAAAAGAAACGATGCAGAAAGTGCCGACCTAAATACTAATTATCGTACTAGGCATAGAGTCAAGAGAGTATTTAAGATTAGGTCATACTTTGATAGTATAGGAACAGGTACTGGTAATAGCCTTTGGGTTGTACACACTAACACCCCTTATGCGAGTGCTGAGCATGGTGATTATCCAAATGATTCATTACTAACAGGAACAGGTAGATTTTCTTGGTCGAAAGATGTAGGATATTTTGAAGATGTATTCGGGTCAAACGCAACAACATTAAAGCATAGAGCAGTTCACGCTTTATGGATGCGCGACCTTCCTAATTCTCTTTGGTTTAAGTATCATTATGGTATTGTTAAACAAGACCCAAGCAATAAGTCTGTACAGGGAACATCTTATATTTCTGATTCACAAACTATAAATTCTTCAAGTTCGTTTATACAGATTTCGCAAACGGCGTATGATAATGCACCCAATTCCGGTATTGCAGAAATATGGTCAAGTGCGATTCTATCTTCTGGAACCCCAGAAGTATATCTAGGTAAGTTTATATTTCAAGGAAAAACTACAGCGGGCGGGAATTATTATCTTATCGGACCTAAATATATTAACTTTAGTGTGACCACATCAAGTAGTTCTAGTCATATAGTAAAGTTCCAAGACATCAGTTCAGACTATAAACACTTATGGTTGTTGTGGTCTGACATGCGAAATAACGGCGATGCTAATGCAGACGGGTCTGAGAGAAAAACAGAGTTTGGATTACACTACCCAATTAGTAAAAACTATGAGTTTGATATGTTTTATGTGGACCAAGTAGATTCAGACGGGGAACTAGATAAGTTCGCAAGCCTAAAGGTAGGAGACGATATTGATGTTTGGGATATAGATTCTACTACTGACCCTATTACTGGTATTGGTTTATCAAAACCAGCAGATTACACAACCGCACACGCCGCCACTTTAGGTGAAAGTGGTGGTGGTAAATTAACCATAACAGTAAGTAGCACTTCTTCATTTGGGGATTATGTTCATTTAGTAGGCTCAGCATCTCATGATGGTGGTCACACAATTTCTAGTAAAACATCCACAGTAATAACAACCACAACAACCCATACCAGTAGTACTGCAAACACCGGAGGCGCAGTAGTATATCCAACTACAGGTAGCGAAGCAGAATCAGCAGTAAATACATATCCAGATTGGGAGGATAAGGCTGGTGCATTATTAGTTATTGATGCATCTAAGTTCTTTAATCTTAATACTCACATAAATAGTGGTAAGACAGGACAGAACTCTGGAGGTAGTACAGACCTAACAGATTATGTGGCTACTAAACACGGGTTCCCTTCTTTAATTGATAACTATTGGGCAGAGGCAACATCCTCATACACTACTACTAATTTAGATGGTGTTAAGCATCACCCAGCACAGACAAGGTTGTTATCCGATGTGACTTTGGCTACTGATGGTTTTATTGATGGGTATATTGGGCTTCCAGTAAATGATATTAGCATTTTCCAAGATACGGGAGCCGGAAGGTTAATCGCTGTTATGGATAGAAATGAGCCCCCCAACGAATGCTTTTTCACATGGGATGGTAGATTAACTACAGCATACAGTAGTAGTAGTGGTATTAATGCTGTGGTGACGCCGGGAAGTAGTAATTTATACGAAGGACAAACCATAGTATCTATTAGTAATACTGGTGAAACACACGCCGCAAGTGGAATTACCAAAGGAATGGTTCTAAAGAGAACTCCTTCCGGTGGTGGCACAGAAACAATACACAATATACTTGCTGTAGGTAAATATGATTCTTCGGAAGCAGATGATTTAGATACAAGCGGAACACTTACTGCTACAGATTTAGTTATCCAAAAGAATGCAGTAGATGGAACAACTGTTGCGTGGGGCACAGGAGATACCTATACTATACCTATTCAGTTAAGTATGGTTTATATGGTTTCTCTTAACTCCATTCCTGATAATGCGTCAGTCACAGCGAGTGAAGGTCTATCTAGCCTTGAGGATGCTATATGGGAACACTTTGATAACCAACAAGAATCATGGGATATATACGGTATTAATATGGGTCTGAGTACAACAGAAGGAGATGAAAACACGCCAGAATCTTCTGAGGTACATTCTACGGTGTATTCAAATTATATGCTACGACTTATGATGCACATGAATGGATTCTACAAAAGTAAAAATGGGGGTACATATTGGGAAAGTGATAAACTTCGTATGCTTTGGAATGCCGCAATAATGGACACTTGGCTTCCTTCTACTAGAGTGAATTGTATTTTTGATATTAATAACATACCAATAAGTAATTTAATGACTACATATAATGACACAAGTAGTAATGACTCCTATGGTTCAATTACTGATATACGAAATAAGACACTAGGTTCGGCAATTAAAGCCATACAAGAAAACTCAGGCTATGGTGACTCTAATGGTTTATACACTACATTTTCATATCTCATAGGAAAAGATAATAGATTAGAGTTTAGACCAAAGTATAATTCTGGCATAGCATTTACTAGAGACAATCTTAGTATATCTAATTTGAATATAGGACTCACGGGACAAGTCACCAATGTAAGAGTTTATTTCAACAACGCAGAGGCTTTTGTTGATTGGCCTTCAACAAACCTAACAGACACTACTCGTTGGAAAATTATAGAAAGACCTGAAATTATAAGTGGGATAGAGGCCAGATTTATCGCACAACAAGAGTATAATAAATATAAAAATAACCCATTATCCCTAAAGGTAAAACCCATGCTTGAATCGGGAGTTGATTACAAAATGATAGATAGTGGTAGATATGGTTATATCGCAGACCCCTACATCGCTTTGTTTTCAGTTAATACTTTAACTAATGGAACAGATGCTTCAAGTGATATAACGGCTTCTTGTATTAACTGGACTATGCTTGGTCATGGAGGTGCTTTGTTTCCGGGTATGGTTAATGCACTTGACGGTAATATGAATGTTGATATTGACCCTCTAAAGGACAGGTATGGTTCGTCAACAGAAGTAGCAGCAGGTGGATATAATCTAAACACGGGAGGTAGCGCAATAGGATGGGATAGTAATTATTATTGGTATGGTAGTAATTCTATTTCCAATGCAGTTCAGATAGTGCATATACCAAATAGTACTCCTCTCGTTAGTGATGCTACAGGAGAGCATTTAAGAATGTGGGTAGATTTGAAAAGCGGACAAAGCGGAACAGACATAGATAATGCTGAATTTACAATCTATCTTTCCGATTATTCTTTTTCAGGAATTAAGAAGGTAGCAACGCTAAACAACCAAACTACGAAAAATGTTAAGCATAGTGGGTATTATGAGATAGCGTTTCCTTCAAATTATGGTGCAGCAACTAACGCCAAGATTGTATTTTCCTTTAATGCAGAATACTGTCGTGCGCTTCTAAGACACAGGTGCGGCAACCCCGGTGCTTCCAGTATTCTAACTTCCTCTCAGTATAACACAAGCACTACTCCTACAGTCAATAGCGATGGTTCAAACTGCTTTGATGGTAATATCAATAGTATTTTCCCATTAGGCCACCGATACTATCCTGAAATGGGTGGCGGATTTAGGGGCAGTTTCAAGGTGAGCAGTTCTGCCGTCAGTCAGCAAGAGGGGCGTATGGCTTGGTATTCTCCTCGCGTACAGATATGTCGTGATTTATCTTATGTGCCAGCAACTTATGTGACTGTGACAGATGCCGCCTTAGAACTCAGTTCTGAAACTATGGTTATACAGGATGTAAAATGGGATGTCGCTGCCGGTAAAACAGAGGAAGTTTCTTTGACACTTGAGAGGGACGAATCATTGAGTGCTGGAGGAATAGTATCATACTTATTCCCTAAACAATCAGGAATACAAACAGGCTCAGAAATAGGTAGTGGTAGCACCATAGTATCACAAAGAACATCTAGGGTTTCGCCGCCAGCCAACAGCGCATCTAGTATTACTGACCCAAGTGGGCAAAGCCCAAGCGGTTCTACTACTGATTCCACAGGAACCGTCTATGAAAACTCTGACGGTAATAGTATTAACACCATGACTTCTACTGCATTTGGTAGAATGAAAGGAAGGATGAACTTAAATAGTGATAGTCTATCAGGCAACTCTAATTTTTCTGTACTAGGACAAGAAAAACCAAGCGTAGCACCATCAACAATGAAAGGAATAGAGGGTATGGATGTGGATATTACCACAGCAAGTGGAAGCGCATCTATTACAGCAGATGGTTATGTGTTTGGTGGTAAAGGTCTTTTGGGTGTAGGGGATTGTACCACATCTTCCCAAGAGCAAACAGTACAAACATCATTTGTTGTACCTACTGATGTTATTAGTAATAGACTAAATATAGAAGCGAGAGTGACCCATAGCCCGGTAATAGCAGATAACAAAATCGCAATTTTATATGTCACAGCAACGGTTTTAGAAACCAACGAAACCTTTACTAATACAGTAAGATTAGGAACGGGAATAAATAAGAAAAGGATTTCACTATTACCTACTAGGCCACTAAGGGGATTAAAACAAGCAGGTAATAACATTGAGATAAAAATAACAAGAAAGCCCGGAATAGGAAATGACGATGCTGACACAACAAGCGTGACAATACACAACTTAGATGTTAAGATGGAAAGAGCGTCTGCTCACACGCGCCCAAAGTCCTCTTACTTTTCGCCTTCCTCGTAGTGTTCTCTAAGAGACAGTATTGCGCGGGCCTTCCTTCTTGAGATACCATTAACGCTCATCAAAGACTTCTGTGTAGTTCCTTTCCTTAATATGTTTGGTATGCTACCAAACTCCGCTAGTAAATCCTTCGCTTGGCCTACGGTGACTCCCTCCACAGAAGATAGGATTTGCACTCTTGAATCCAACAAAGACTTTTTCACAGCATTTCTTTCTTCTATATCTAATCTATGTAAAGCGAGCCCCTGTTGTGTATGATTAACGACAAGCCATTCTACAAACTCGTCCATAGTAGTGACCTCCATGTATTTAATTTTAGGGAATCTTTGGTAGAATGTTGCCTTGAATTGTTTAATTACCTTCTTCATCCTAGCCATCTCTACTGCCAAAGCCTTAGCAGTTGGCTTACCATTAGGCACAAATGGCTTTAGTTCAGTACCATACACCACCAAGAAAGGGTG